TGATTATTACTACTATTATTATTATTATTATTATTATTATTTCTATTTCCTCCAGGAGAAGGTGTATTATTACCGCTTCCGAAATTTGAACCAGATTGTCTATTACCCCCATAGTTTCCTCCAGAAGATGCTCCACCTGCAGGGCCTTGTGATGAACTTCTACTTGGTCCCCAATCACTACCTCTATACCCTGGTCGTTTACCATTCGCTGGTTTGTTTACAAGTTGCTGGTATTGCTGTGCGTTTGTTATTGCCATTACTCTGACGCTGCTCCTAATGGTGGCATTGCTGCTACTTTAATTTTTAATGATCTTGTTACATGTTCTTTTTGAGTAACAGTTGCTGGATTAGCAATATCATCTTCTGCTTCTTTATCTGAATTGTACTCATAATTAGTTTGTGTATTTCTTAATACTACTTCAGTTTCACATTTAACAACTGGTACTTTCTTACCATTTATCATTGTGTATGCTACTGATCCTTCTTCTTTAAACGCCATATTATCTCCTTAATCCCTGTTAATTTCCAATATACTTACAAAACCTTCAATAGCTCCTCCAGTAGAAGCTTGTACTCTTAATACATCATTTTCTTCCAAAACTAAAGACCCAGATACCATATTTTCAAAAGTTTTAGCTGCAATTATTTTGTGTGATATTTCATATTCTGTAGTAGCTGAATTATCATAAACAAATACTTCTAATTCAGGGTTAGACCCAGCGTGATTATTAGCTTGTATTGTTTTAACAATCGCTCTTGAATTTGATGGTGGAGTGTAAATATCTGTTTTATCTGTGGTCGCTAAATCAAAAAATGCGTTTTTATATATGTTTGCCATTAATTAGTTTGCTCCGTAAACCAAGTAAACCTTTCAGTCTCTTGTTTGAGTTCATTTAAAAAAGTTGAATTCAATTGTTCTACTACTAAAGATATTGCTCTGTTAATTTGTTTTTGGTTAGAAAAATCGTATTCTTCTTTTGGTTCTGGTATTCTCACTACTACTTTAGCCATTATCTACGTCCATCTGGTTGTATATCTATTCTAAAAGTTCCAAAACGCCAAGACTCACTAACATCAGTGTTTTCTATCTTAATGTTAACAAATCTTCCTCTGGCCCTAGTATCTTTTTTATCAGTGCTAGCGTTAATTGTAAAGGGACTTAAAGATGTAACTGTATCGGATTGTTGAGGATAACGTTTAACTGCTAAAGTTACTTTTGCATTACCTTGTAAATCTTTAAAATCAGGTACAAATCTTCTCATGGCTAAAAACACTTCTCCTGAAATGGTTGGACCAGTTGATCTACCTTGTGCATTTTGTTGTTTTGCTTGTAAATCAAAATCAAATGATTTTATAAATGAAGTAACAGCTGTCGTACTACCATCGGGATTTACTTGATCAGTTCCTACTTCGTGTTCAAATAGTATAGTTTGACCTAAGCCATCTTCACCAATAATAACCGGAAAGGTTCCTGAATTATTACCATTGTATTTAGTTGCAAAAGGTTTTGGATATACAGTTGAATCAATCCAAGTAGTTCTAGCTTCTGTTCCAATATACCAAACACCACCTTTCATAGTTTCTCCATAATTAAATACTACATATTGATCATTATATTCAGAACCTGTTGATGGGTAATACCAAACAACTTCTGTAAATTGATTATTTAAACCAGCATAAACTTGTTGACCTTTTGTAGTATCTGCTTGATCATAAACATAATCTTCAACAGAACAAGGTAGTGATTTAACTGTACCATCAAACATAAAGAAACCATTGGGGCTCATCCAAAATGCAACCCCATCAATTTCAACAGCAGCATTTTTACCAATTAATCCACAGTTAGTACCAACTTGTTCAAATCCAAATGTAAATGGAGAACCAATAAATTTCATAGTATATAATGCATTATCGGTCCAAACTAGAATAGATTCTTTTGCCTTTAATGCACCTATAATTTTTGTTCCATCTTGCAGTCTTTGTGTACCAGCACTATTGATTGCTGTTGGTGTGTAATCATTTATATCTTCTTGGTCCGAGAATCTAATAAACATATTATCTTGTGTTGAAGGGCTTCCAATAGTTGTTTCAGTTCCACAATGTATTAAGTGACGTGTTGTAGGGGATACTAGTGATACCCTAGTTGCTGTTGGATTATTAGATGTAGAAAAACCAGCTGTGGTAGTAGAAGCTCTTACTGTTAAAGGATTCGTTGCACCTGCATTCCAAGTAAAAGTTTTTCCATTTGCAATCGTTGCAACCAATACTTGACCAAAATTACTAAGTGACCATAAACCTGGTTCAAGAGATACTTCAGCTGCTGAAGCAGCTTCTCCCCAATCCACAAAGTCTGCAGCGTTGGTAACCACTGCAGCATCAGCGTGCGCAGCTCTTGTAGAACCATCTGCTGCTCTAGTGATACCGGTTAAATCGTTTGCAGAAATACCTGTGTAAGTAATTAATTCTGTTCCAACTTGTATTCTACCAGATGCAGGAAAACCTGTTGTAGATGTTAAAGTAATATTAGTTGAAGATCCATTATTACCGTTTGCATCATCTGCTAATGCACCATCTAAATCATTTGTTAATGCACCGGAAACTGTTCCGTTCCATTCTGATACACCCCAACCATAACCATAAGATTGTGCGGAAGGACCAACTGTTTCATAAGGTTTAATGTCTATGCTTCCACCCGTTGCAACGGTTGCAGTTGCATTTGAACTTTGTGTAATTGTAAAAGTAGTATTTGTTGGTGTAGCTGTTACTTGAAATAATTTATCTTCAAAGTCTGATGCACTATATCCAGTTCCACCCGGTAAAGTTACATTGTCTAATAATATAATATCTCCTGGTGATAAACCATGTGCAGAAGAAGTTGTTAAAGTACAGATTGCAGAATTATTTGTAGTTGCAATCGTTGCTGATGATATAGTCGACTTTAAAGGTGTAACATCATACAATTGACCTTCAAAATATATAAGTAAAAATTTATCTGTTCCAATTGCAACGTATCTATTTCCATCTAAATCTACAAATGCAAATTGTCTTCGTGCAACTCCACAGATACTACTTGTTACCAAAGATGACCAACCACCAACTTTTTCAGGTAAACCATATCTAAATCGTGTATTATCACAATCAACCCATCTATTTTCTGCACCTGATGTGGTATCTTGTTTGTCTATTCCCGGTAAGACTTTAAAATCAATTAGAGCCATCTATTAGCTCCTATATGTTATCTTTATATGCCCAGCCTCTTGTTGCATTGACATATACTAATGTGAATGCTGCGCCATTTGTTGATACAGTTAAGTTAGTAGCTGAACCTAATATGTTAGATCCATTTCTACCAACAGTTAAATTGTTTGATCCAAAAGCATTACCACTATCAATAATGGTTACTTCATCACCAACAGATGGTGTTGCTGGAAGTGTAACGGTTACTGGAACTCCTAAACCTCCTCCAGAAGTATCTACTAATAACTGGTCACCACTGACTGCAGTGTAACCACCTGGTATTGTATAATATCCTTTAGTTAATGATCCTGAACTAATGTTTGTGCCGTCAGAATATAAAATCATTTTAGAAGCAACTGGCATTACAACACCTGTGCCTGAAACTGTTTTAACGGTTAATGTATAATTAGATGAAGATCTTGAGGTTGCGTCTTCTACAATAAAAACTCTTTCAGCAGAGTCTGGCATAGTCACTTGTCTGTTTCCAGTCAATGTACCAGTTAATTTGTAATATAAATTTTTACCATTTGATGTTGCAAAGTTATCTAAAGCTAAAGCAACATTAGCTGATGCAACGTCTAAAGATAAATAACCGGAAGCTGCTTGTTCTAATATCTGTAAGTTTGTATTAGTAATATTTCCCCATGTTCCAGCCTTTTCACCGGAAGCAATGAGTTCTAGTTTTAAATCACTTGATGTACTTGATGCCATAATTCTCCTATGCGTCTGGGTCTATTGGTACCCAAACTTGTGTTACCCCTGGAGGTATTGGGTTCCATGATATCACAGAAGGGGTACTAGTTGCAACATTTAATTGCACTCCTGTTGGTACAATTAATACATCAGGGATAGGACTTATATTACCTATAGATACATTAAGTTGACTACCTACTGGTATAACAAGAGAGTTTGTTATACTAGTTCCAACGTCTGAAAATGCTGATTGTGAAAATGATGTAGATCCAAAAAACATAATTTATCCTTACGGTGTTGAAATTCTTGTCCAAACTTGTCCAACGTTTGGATCAATTGGGTTCCACAATCTAATATTTGGTTGATTTGTGCCTACATTTAATTGTGTACCGGTTGGTATTATACTTGCTTTTGCAACGATTGTCACGGTTCCAGAACTTAGGTTGTACCTGTTTCCTGTTACAATAGCCGTTGCATTTGCTTTAGCCGTTACATTACCTATACTTAAATTAACTCTATTACCAGTAACAGAGAAGTTTGCATCAGCTGAAATTGTTACAGTACCTGTTCCAAGATTTAACTGTGATCCGTTTGGTAAAATAACTGCTTCACCAATAGTGGTTACATTACCAACTGCTGTATTAAACCTGTTTCCTGTAACAGAAGTAACTGCTCCGGCCGCTGTAGTTACTGTACCTGTTGCAAGATCTAATGCACTACCAGTTGCTGCAACTAATGCATCTGCAACAATGGTTGGACTACCTGTACTTAATACAACTTCACTACCTGTAACCGATACGTTAGCGTCTGCTAATACCGTTACATTACCGATAGCAGTATTGATTCTATTTCCAGTAACTGGAACCACTCCACTAATAGAGAAGGTAACCGTACCGGTGCCTAAATTAAATTGATTTCCTGTTACAGGTACATTAGCGCCTTCTTTGACGGTAACTGTTCCTGTAGATAAATTGTATCGATTGCCGTTTGGAAGGACTAAAGCGTTACCTACAATGGTAACATTACCTATAGATGTATTAACCTGTGAACCTGTTACATCGACAAGAGCATTTCCAATTCCAATATCTGAGAAGGGAGTTGATGCAAAGGATGTTGCGCCAAAGAACATGGTAGATTACCTACCTTGTTTCAGTTCGTCTATTTCTTTTTTCAACTCTTTTATTGCATTGACTAAGTACCAAGTTAAATTATCAGGATTAACTGTTTTAACACCTGTTGTTTCTTCTTTTACAACATCTGGTAAAATTTCTTCAATCTCTTGTGCAATTACACCAACTTGAACTCCTTGTTTGTCTATTGCAGAATGTTTAGGTAGTTCATCAATTTCTTCTGCTGTTCTGTATTCAAAGTTTCTAACTTGTATTTTATTAATTTTTTCTAAACCTGTTGTATTATCAACAATGTTCTTTTTAATTCTTTTATCAGATACTGTATTCCAAGATGCTGAATTACTTCCTTGATACATTGAATTACTATTTATAAATCCTGTATTAGCACCTTTACCAACACCACCACTACCACTTGCTGAAATAACAAGTTCATTTGAGTTGCCTGTACCAGAACTTGCAGTAGCATAACCTATATGTATGTTTTGACTACCAGTTGTAAGAAGTGAACCTCCACCCCAAGAACCTGCTTGCCTACCAATCACTATGTTATTATCTCCAACAGTAT